TTGACTATTCAAAAGTCTTATTTCTTCTTCAAACACTATAGGTAACTTATAACTATTTACAATCTCTAATACTTTATCTAACTGACAACGCTTTATAGCCTTATAACTATCTACTCCAAATTCTCGTTTAATCTGATGGTATATATCACTATAAACTTTACCTCTTAAAGATTTATTTTTATAAGCCTTACTTCCATGTCCACCAAGTGATTTTGTTGATACCCTCTTAACCTCTTTAACAATACACTCACACTCGATATTGAATAATGGTGCATCATCCATAAAGTTCTCTAACTTCTCATTAACATTCTCTATTTTAGTTTCTAAGACTTCTTGTTTCTTATCTAGCATAAATATAGCTTGTAACTCCTTTGATGCACTTAAAAGAGGATTATTTAGTTCTTTTCTCATAGAGAAATATCCATCAACTAACTTCTCATATAATTCCCAAGCTATATCATCTTCTAATATTTTTAATAATTTTGCATAACCTCTTTCAGATAATATATAAATCCCAGATAATAACCCTTTGTTTTTTAACCCTCTATAAGAATTAATTGATTGTTGAGTAAATCCTAATTCTTTTATTTTGGTATCGTCCAAACCGACACCTAACAAATCTAATATATCTTTTCCATCTTTAAATCTTTTTCTATTCTTATTTATAAGCTCATTAATCTGTCTAGATTCTCTATTATGTATCTCAGCTATATCTTTTACTAGCATTGCTTTCTTATGTTCTCCAAATCCACCCTCAATGTTATGAAATTTCATTCCCTCGATTTCTAAAGTTCCAAGTACTGTTATTTCTTTATTTATATTTTCATTCATAATTTATCTCTCCTTTACCATTTGATATATTCTCTATTCAGCTTTTTCACATTTTTATGAAAAACTGAGTACCTAATCTAACGAACGGATTTTTCCGTTGGTTAAATAACATCTTCTAATATAACCTCAACTCTTGGTTTATCACTGTAATATTTACTAGCTACAACCTCAACAATCTGCGTATCATCTTTATAAGCTATCTCATTGAGTGAATCAGCTATAATCTTGACCACATTATCAATATCTGGTTTTTTATTGGGTCTTAACACATTATTTCTTTTCTGCTCTTTAATCTTTTTACTGTTACTTTTTGCTATAGAGTAATAACATCTTAAAGTCATTTTTATGTATCCAGTAAAATAATGTCTAACTTTAGATTGATATAACCATTTTATTAATTCTTCATAGTCCTTAGTTTTCTGTGGTGTATAGGTCCTTTTAGTAGCCAAGTTAAATCTAGGTCTTTCTTTACCAACTGGTTCTCCATCTATTACAAGAAAAACTTTCATTTTTTCACCTTCTTAGCCTTCTTCCTACATTCTTTACAACAATAAACATCCTTAGATTTTTCTTCAAGATAAAATAACTTACCACACCAACTGCATCTTCTTCGTTTCATAAGCTCACTTCCTATTTAGCGTAAATCTTCTAGCTCTAAGTGAGAGTTTATTTTTGTTAGTTCTTCTTCTAGAACTTCCAAACACTTATTTTTATTTTTTAAAATACTATTTGTAGAACGGCATTTTACTGTAATACCAGTTGGAATATGAGTAACTTCAACAGAATAATCTTTACTTTTCACCATTTTCAAATCTTTAGGATGTATAGTATATCCGTTTTCTAATTTATATAGCTCATTTTTACCTTCAATGTAACTTTCACACACTTTCAGGTTATTAATTTCAATTCTTTCAAGCATACACATATCTTCAAAGTAGTTTTTACAATTATAATTTTCGCAATATATATTAGCCATTTAATACACTCCTTTTTTATAAGTCAAAGTAAGTCTATAACATTCTAGTTTCATTCACAAACTTACCTTGACTTTATTTTTATAATTATCTTTCTGTATTCTTCTCTAGCCAATTTTCATATGCTATATCACAATCTTTGCTTTCGCAATCTACCCTATCATTTATACAACTACCACAAATCTCTTTTCCAAATTCCTTACACACTTCTCTTTCATCAAGATTATTTGACTTGCACATTTCTTTATTAGTCATATGAGCACCTTCTAACTTCTTAATTCTCTCCTGTAACTTTAATCAATGCTTTTTTAACTTGAGCAATTTCATCCTTAAATCTATCAAAACTTATCTCAATTTCTTTTCTTAACCATTCGTTCATATTTCCATCTTTGAAAACTATTGGAATTTCAATTCCATCTTTTCTAATAATAAAAACTTTTACTTCTTCACATTCTTTTAGTTCTTTTAGATAACTCTTAATTTCTTTTTCATCTATTTCAACTTTTTTCATTACTTTACTTGCTGGTCCAAGCTTATTTAATACAAAATTATCTTTATTTTCCATTGTAGCCCCCTTATTTTTCATTATAGAAATTAACATTCTTAATAATTATATCTATAGACCCATTTTGATTTTGTCTTACTGTATATTTCATTGGGTCCTCAAAATCAGTTAAGTTACCTTTTATTTCAAAACCATTGTCAGTTTTTATATTTCTCTTTTTAAGCTTTTTTTCAACCCATTTTTTATCTATGCTAAAACTTTCATCAAGACCCTTTTCTTCCATATGTTCTTTAAAACTATCTTTTAACTTATCATCTTTAATTGTTTTATCAACAAAATCATTTATATCAATTTCATGCTTTTCTATCAAAGTATAATTTAATATACTTCTTACATCCTCTGCTTGTTTTATATCATTACTAAGAGCATTAGTTATCCAATTCTCAGCTGTATTTTTGAACTTCTTAGTCTTGTACTTGTCATCTTTCACTTTAGTAGCATTTAAAAACTCTGTAACAAACTTAGAATTAGCTTCTTCCTTTTCTGCATCCTTGTCTAAAACCCTAAGATGGTATTCATCATTCATTCCACTTAATCCAACCAAAGCAGCAACTTTGACCGTTTTAGTTTCTTGTATATTAACTTCATTAGCTGACATCTGTATATTAAATTTATCATCTTTAAACTCGATTGAATGAGTATATGACTTGTTGTAATCAAGTTTTAATATAGCAACTTTCTTTTCATCTTTTTGAGAGTATAAGCAAATTGCTAAGTCACAAGATTCTAATGTAGCATTAAGCTTCATAACATCAAATAAATAAGCTGCAATCTCTTTAGAGTTATTTAAAAATGAACTTTCATCATAAATAATTTGTTCACAACACTTCTTAATTAGATTGTTACTATAGTCATTAAATATAGCTGTTCTGATGTCATTATCTCTTGATACTTTGCTTATTTTCTTTTGAAAGAAAGCTTCAATATCTTGGCTGACTCTACCCTCAAAATCATTTAGTATTGGTGTGTCGCTATTCTTATCTAAAACATGTATTATAAATTTGTGTATTATCATATTTCAATTCCTCCATCACAATAATATTCAGCCATTTTTTGACTTCTAGTATCTTTTATAACTTCTTCAACTTTATCTATTGTTATAAATAATATCTTGTCATCTTTAGCTAATAATTCTGCTTTTTGTTTTAACATTTCTTTACTACCATATGTGTAATGTATTCTTCTATTTTCTAACAACAATCCCATTTGCCATCTGAGTATATACTTTGACATTTATTCACCCCTTATTTTCATTTGAGAGTTACAAAACACTTCAAAAATATTCATACTAAAAGACATTTTGCAACTTTTAGCCCATTCTTTTTGCTATTTCATATACAACATTTGCAGTAACAGCATTTCCTGCTTGCTTGTACAGTTGACTATCTGAGCATACACTTGCTGCTCTTTCGTAATATTTATCCGGAAATCCTTGCAACCTAAAGCATTCCTTTGGTGTTAACCTTCTTATATCTCCATTTTTCAAAATTCCATGTTTATCTTGAGCTGTCAATGTGAACATTGTTTCTCCGCTTTCTTTAATTCTACGACCATTTTGTCTTTTATTTACCCTATCGGGCGTTAAAACTGCATTAACTAAAACTCCACTATTATCACAATTTCTATTTGTCACACCTGCATTATATTTTGCTTTAAGGCATCTAGCATTTATTGTTACTTTAGAGTTTTTATTTAAGTCTATAAAGTATAGACCTGTTTTAGCACCTCCACCTCCTGCCTGACTTCTAATACATCTAGCAATTCCAACTGCATCATAAATTCTATTTGTACTATGAGTTGGATTATTTAGTTGCTCAAGATTTTTTCCACTTTTTCTTTCGATAGGAAATACTTTTCGTGTACTTCGTCCTCTAAAATGTCCAACAATGAATATTCGTTCTCTATTTTGGGGTACTCCGAAGTTTTTAGAATTAAGAACTTGCCACTCTGCATCATAGCCGATTTCATCCAGTTCAACGAGAACTTTGAGGAAATCAAATCCTCCATTAACACTAAGTAGATTTTTAACGTTTTCAATAAGTAAATACTTGGGTCTATCTTCTTCTTTGAGTTCTCTAATAAGTTTTGTAACTGTAAAAAATAAACTTGAACGTTCTCCTCTGAATCCAAATTGTTTCCCTGCAACAGAAATGTCTTGACATGGGAATCCAAAACACCAGACATCTGCTCTTGGGATATTTTCTGTTCTAATTTCTCTAATAGCTCTTTCAAACCATTCATCCTCCTTCGGTTTGTGCATGGCATTATAACTTAAATTTGCGAATTTATCATATTCGCAATGTCCCAAACATTTATGTCCTGCTTTTTCCATCCCTAGCCTAAAGCCACCTATCCCTGCGAATAAATCTAAAAATGTAAGCAATACAACGCCTCCTTTATTTCATTTTTGAGAGTCACAAAACACTTCAACAATAATTTATATTAAAAGATATTTTGTAACTCTCTAAACTGTTTTAATTAGATATTTTCTGTATATAAAAACCTTTTTAATCTTTTTATTTCTTTGCTTATTTCATCATTCCAAATTTTTATAGCTCTACCTCCATATCAAGCCACTTTTTGTATCCATCGAAACATTTATAGACACAAGTTTCAATTTCATAAACACAATACTCACAAATACAATCAGCACATCCAAGAAAATCAGCCATTCCATCCTTGTCTAAACTCTTTATCATTTCAAAGTTAGTCATTCTTAAACCCTCCAATATTATCACAATTTTCACACTCTTTTAGATTCAATCTAT